ACTGGTTTTTTTAAATTTGATGATGGATACAAATATAGGGTTAGGGTTCATCAAACAAAAAAGCAATGGACTGGATATAACAGATATGTTTTTAAAAAAAATTTAGTAATGCCATCTAGGCTAGATGGTTTTTTTCTACCAAAAAAAGAGGTTGAAGAAGAACCGAAAAAGTAGTATAATAAAAGGGTTGTTTAATTACAATAAGTCGCAAAAAAAACAATCCATACAAACAACACAATTTGCGCAAAAAGAAAGGGCATTATGCCATTTTTCCCAGACGAGGTTAAGGTTGAATCCACCTCACGTTATACTAAGTTCGCTAATGGTACTACCACCGTTAGAATGTTTGGCGAACCATTTTTCTACTACGAAACTTGGTTAGACAAAGATGGCGGCGGCAGAACCCCAAAGCGTTTTGCTCTTGATAGCGATATTCCAGTTTCAGAACTAGGCCCAGATGGTGTCAAACAAGTTATGAGCATTGTTGTTTATAACTATGGTGACAAAGCCATCCAGGTTATGTCTGTTAGCCAGAAAACTATTCTAAAAGCCATTAAAGGCTATAGTCAGAATAAGAAATATGGTGATCCAACAGGATATGACATCAACATTAACAAAGAGGGTGAAGGAAAGCAAACCAGATATACTGTTATTGCTGATCCTAAAGAAGATGTTAGTGATGAAGTCCAAAAAGCTTATGACCAAGAGAGCATTGATCTTGAAATGTTGCTTTTAAACGGAGACCCATTTGGTATCTCTAGTAAAAAAGCCACAGTTGGTAAAGATGAAATTGCATTTTAATAGTTACCGCTGAAAATCAAAGAGCCAGGCTTAAAACCCCTGGCTTTTTTGTACCTTTATTTAAATTTGTGCTATAGTTATTTTTATGGATGCCCAAATGGGTTTTAAACCCGGTTATAAAAAATTTATTGAAGACTTCTTTCAAATCATAGACAAAGAGCAAAAGATTGTTGATTTTAAGCTTAATGCTATCCAAGAGAAGTTCGTCAGTCACGACTCAAGCACAAAAAGAGATGTTATTTTAAAAGCTCGCCAGCAGGGTTTCTCGTCTATCATTTTGGCAATATTCACCGTTGATTTTTTAATCAAAAACAATACTCGCAACATTATTGTTTGTGATGAAAAAGAAAATGCTGAGGAAATGCTTGAAAAAGTTAAGTTTTATATTGAGAGTTACGAATACAAGATGAATGACAAGCACAAGGGCTTTAAAGTTCCCCTTAAATACTCAAGCAAGTACGAACTTTACAATGAATTCACGAAAAGCCGTTATACTATAGGTACTGCATTAAAGACCGAATTTGGTCGAAGCAAAACCATAACTAATTTGCACCTCTCTGAGGCTGCTTTCTATAGAAATATGGAAAAGTTATTGGCTGGAGCTATGCAGGCGGTTGTTCCTAATGGGCGTACCATTATTGAAACTACTGCTAACGGCTTTAATTATTTTAAGAACTTTTGGGATAGATCTGTAAGAGGGGAAACTGGATTTAATTCAATTTTCTATAAAGGCAGTGAATTTTATTCAAAAGAGCTGTTAGAACAAAAGAAAAAAGAATTAGGCAGACAATTTAATCAAGAATACCCAGAAACAGCCACTGAGGCATTTATTACCTCTGGTGAATGTTATTTTGACGGAGAGGCATTAGAATGGTTAATAAAAAATGCTGTGACCCCACAGCCGTTTAATTTAGGAATAATGTGAAGAAAATAAGACAATTTAGAGAGATTGAGGTCGGAGAGTTCTTTGTTGTTGGTATTGATACCAGTGCTGGTGGTTTAGATTATTGTGCCGCTCAATTTATATCGGTAGATAGGCTAGATGTGCCTCTTGTTTATCATAGCAAGCTTTTAGCAACAGAAATGACTCCAGACATTGTCAGAATCCTTGAAAGACTCTACGACATCACTGGAGTAAAGCCTGTGGTAGCTTATGAGCGTAATAATGGCGGTGTTTTTGAAATGGAGCGCCTGGCTCGTTTAAATAAGAAGCAAAAATTCAAGCCATATCAAATGATTCAATATGGTCGCAACAAAGATCAGAAAACAATGATGAAACTTGGTTGGGATACCAATAGCGCTACCAGACCAAAGATGTTAAGTGACTTAAAAGAAGCAATCGACTCAAAATTATTTAGAGTTTATGATTCTCCAACGATAGAGGAGTTATTTTCTTTTGTTGTCATACAAACAAGTGGATCTTGGAGGGCGGCTGCCGAAACTAACGCTCACGATGATCTAATTATGAGTTTAGCAATCGCCTGGCAGCTTTATCACACAGAATCTAAACCAGAATCATCTGAAAAAAAGAGAGTTGTCTCTTTAAATAGGTTTAGAACAAAAAGATGGGCAATATAAACAGACTATCAAAAGCTCGTTATGGTTGGACCAAATATGGAGGAGCCAGACAGGGGCTGGTTAAGCAAAATGGTAACTGGTATTGTCAGGCTTGTGGGAGAGAACACCCTGATTCAATGCCAGCCTATATGATGTGTGTTGATAATGGTCAATTTAGAGAGTTTGTTAGGCTTTGTGCTGGATGTGAGAACCTAGTTAAGGTTTTTAACATTAAAGACTTCGACCAATTAAAAGAAATTGTTAAGAGAAAACCTCAATGGATTAGATTTAGCATCATTTTTAAAGAAATTGGGCTTGAAAACCTCTAACTAAAAATCCTATAGTGCTTTTATATGAAAAACGACAAACAAACTGGCAAAAAGTCTTCAAGTGAAGAAACTAGCAAGTTATACAACGAGCTAAACGAACATTTCGTCCAATGGAGTGAGGATAATGAAACCAGAATGACCCGTAAGCACGGCTGGAATGAAATTACTCGAGCTTATTGGGGTAAACTGCCAGAGGACTGGCCATATATCTCAAAAATCACCGATCCTAGAATTAGAACCTCAATTATTGAAAAAGATGCTCGTTTACTCAACAAGAAACCAAAGGGCAAAGTAATTCCACGTGGAGATGGTGCCAACATGATTAAAGCATCGGTTCAAAACGCTGTTTTAAGTCAACAATGGGATAATGCCACCTTTGGTGGAACAATGCAGGAAAAACTAATCATTAGTTCTCAGGATGCTAGACTTTATTCAAGTAAATTCGCTTATGTTTACTGGAGAGAAGTTTTAAACAATGATGGCGAGGTAACTTTTGCCGGAAATGAGTTTCAGCCCTGGGATATTAGAGATTGTGGAATGGATGCTAAAGCAGATCACGTTAGAAACGCTAAATGGTTCCAACACAGAGAGTGGTTTTATATTGAAGACCTAGAAGATGAAAATAAAGCAGCCGGCAAGACAATCTGGAAGAATTTACGCAAAGTAAAATCTAAAATGAACAGCGATGAATTTAAAGTCTCTGATCGAAAAGACAATGTGAGAACAAGTCAGGTTTTATCGATTCAAGGCTTGCCAGATAGAATCGGTGAGGATAGTTCTTACCCCGTGATTGAAGTTGTGACTGAGTTTAGAGAAGATAGGTGGATTAGTTTCTCAACTCGCTATGGCGAGATTGTTAGAGACATTAAAAATCCAAACAAACACGGAATGATCCCAGTTTCTCAACTTAGATATTATCCAATTCAAGATGATGCACTCGGTGAGAGTGAAGTCGAACCAGTGATCTCTCTTTGGTTAGCAATTCAAGCAGTTCTTTGTGGATACCTAGATGAAATGATCTTAAAGATGCGACCTCCACTAAAAATTGTTGAAAACAGTGTCAGAATCGAAACTATTGAATATGGACCAGAAGCCCAGTGGCTAATGGATAATCCAGATGCGGTAACAGAGATGCGAGGTAATGGTGAGGCTCAGCGTTGGTTTGAGACTACTTACGCAGCTCTTGTTAGCGCCTTTAACACTGCAATGGGCGATTTAAGTCAAAACACTTCGTCAGCAGATATGTTTAATGGTGAAAAGACTGCTACTGAAATTAAGCAGGTTGCTAAACAACAGAATGCTAGAGACCAGAGAAACCAGAATGAACTTAGTGACTTTATTACAGATGTTGTCACGATGTGGATTGGCAACAACAAACAATATTACTTCTCAGATCCTAAAAACCAATCAAAGATTATTGATCTCATTGGTCAGGAGCAATATGAGGAGTTCCAGAATCTTGGTTTGTCAGATATGACTTTCCCAGACGAATCAATGGATATGATCCAGGGAATAATGGAGCAATCAAACTACGAGATTGGCGATGGCCAACTGGCAGATATGATGGATGCCTCAATGATCCCAGAACATCCATTTGTTGAAAATCCTGAGGAAGAAGATTTAAGTAAATTGCTTGTATCACCAAAACTTGAAGTTGATGAAAAACAAAATTCAGCCAAACTTCACGTGGTACCTCAAGATTTTGATGGTAACTTCTCTTACATTGTTGACGTCAAGTCAATGGAAATGGGAGCTAGTGAGGAATATATAGCATCAAGACAACTTGGACTCTCAATGATTAAGGATGAAACAATACTTGGTCTGTTGCAACAAGAAGGATGGGTTCCAAAAATTAAAGACTTATTAGTATCAATTTTAAATGAAGGAGGCCTAAATGATAGCCAACGATATTTTAAAAAAGCAGAAGTCGCTCCAGTTCAAGGAGGAGCTCCGGGTCCAGGAGGCGTTCAACCGAATCAACCAGCTGGAGGATTACAAGGAGCACCTGCTCCCCAAGCTCAAGGCGGCGG